TCTAAGCGCGCGATGGCTGTACATATTGATGCAATAAATGAACAATATAATAAAAAATATTGTTATGTTATTCCAAGTAATTTATATGGTATATATGATAAGTTTGATGAAAAAAGTCATTTTGTAGCTGCTTTAGTTAAAAAAATTTATGAAGCGAAAAAATCAAATAAAGATAGTATAACTCTATATGGCTCGGGGTTACCATTGCGTCAATTTATGAATGCTAAAGATCTTGCAATTATTTTAAAACGAATGATAGATGAAGATGTTACAGAAAGCTTCAATGTAGCTAGTAAAGATAATTTTAGTATTAACGATATTGCTGAAATAGCTTTGAAAGCTTGCGGTTGTGAACATTTTTCTATAGAATATGATGGTACTAAGCCCGATGGTCAATATAGAAAAGACGTTTCAACAGAAAAAATGGATTCTTTATTTTCTAATTTACAATTTATATCTCTTGAAAAAGGTATAAAAGAAGTATATAATAAACTATATGAAGATAATATCACATCGCGGTAATTTAAATGGACCGTCAGAATGTGAAAATAATCCAGATTATATACTTTCAACTATTGATAAAGGATACGATGTAGAGGTTGATGTTCATTATCATAATGATAATTTTTGGCTTGGTCATGATAAGCCTACATATAAAATTAAAAAAAAATTTTTGTTTAATAAAAAAATTTGGTGTCATTTAAAAAATTTAGAAAGTTTATATAGAGTTTTTAATGATAATATAAACTATTTTTTTCATACTACTGAGGATATAGCTATAACTTCAAAAGGTTTTTTATGGCATAATCCTAAATCTGATTGGAAATGGTTAACAAAAAAATCAATAGCAGTATGTCCTGAATATAACAATACCAATATACTTGATGCAAATATTTTTGGTATATGTACAGATTTTGTTTTTAATTATGAAAAATAAAGTAAAATTAATTATTTTAGATGTTGATGGAGTAATGTCAGATGGTAAAAAATATTATTCTGATGATGGTTTTGCTCAATATAAAACTTTCTGCGATAAAGATTTTACCGCAATAAAAAAATTCAAAGCTTCAGGTTGTAATGTTGTATTTTTATCAGGCGATAATAGAGTAAATAAAAATTTAGCTTCTAATAGAAATATTGATTTTTATTATTCACGGGGTAAATGTAAAACTGAATTTTTAGAAGAGATACTTAAAAAATATAATGCATTAAAAAGTGAAACAGTTTTTGTAGGAGATGATATTTTTGACTTACCCCTTATGAGTAAACTTGATTTTAGATTTTGTCCAAGCGATGCTGTTCGCGAACTCAAAAATATTTGTACAGTTCTTGAAAATAGAGGAGGCGATAATTGTATAAATGAGCTTTATGATAGATTATTAGATGCAAGTTATATACCTTATTATGATAAAAAACTTTTATTAGATATAGATAATAATGATAAGTTCTAAAATTACTTTATACGGTCATATTACTTATGATAATATTTTTAACGGTAAAGAAACAGTTTACTCAGTAGGTAGTATTGGTAATGTTTGGAAAGCTTTATTAAGTCTTTCTGAAAAAAATAATGTACATATTGAACCAACTGAAATAGGAGAAGCTCTTATATTGGTTGATGAGAATAAAAGCAAAAGAAGCTCTACAGCTTGTTTATCGTTAAAAAGTAGGATACCAAATATACCAAATTCCGACTGGTCACATATTTTATACTTAAATGAATTAAGAGACTTATCATTTATAAAAGAAGTAAGAAAAAAATCTAATGTTATTTCTGCTGATATTTGCGCTGGTAAAAAATTAAAAGATACAAGTATTTTAAAAGAGATTGATTACTTGTTTATATCTGATGAAGATATGTGGCTTGATAATATTGAAGATTTAGCTAAATTAGTTGGTGGGTGGGTTATTTTACATTATTCAGGAGGAAGTATATGCTATAATAAAAACCTTAAAACTAAATTTAAAATTGAAATTACAAAAACTTTAAAAAATATTAATATATTAGGTGCAGGAGATATTTTTGCTGCTTCAGTTATTACTAATATATTACAACTGCAAAAGAGTCCCATAGAAGATATTATTAACTCTTCACATAATGATACTTACAATTTATTAAAACTTTATAATGAACAATAAAACTAATATTTTAATTCCAATAGCTGGTAAAGGTCAGCGGTTCGTTGATGAAGGCTATGTAATGCCTAAGCAACTAATAATGGTAGGCGATACACAAATGATAGATCGAAGTTTATCATCTATAAAAAATAAAGAAGATTGTAATTTAATTTTTTGTGTAAGGCGAGATCATATAAATAATTTTTCATTAGATAATATTTTAAAAAAGAGGTATGGTGATGATATTAAGATTATTATTATAGATAAACTTACTAGAGGTTCAGTTGAAACTTGTTTATACGCTAAAAAATATATTAATAATAATGACCCTTTAGTAATCTATACTCTAGATGTTTATTTTGAACCATATTTTGATCCTTTAAAAATTGATAATAGCATAGATGGTTCAATTTTAACATTTAAAAGTAATAATAATAATTATAGTTATGCAAAAATAAACAAAGAAGGCTATGTTTCAGCTACTGCAGAAAAAGAAGTTATAAGTGAAAATGCAGCAGTTGGAGTATATACCTTTTCTAAAGGTAGTAATTTTGTTAATTATGCAGAGCAAATGATAGATAAAAATATTACTACTAAAAATGAATTTTATATATGCCCATTGTATAACTTAATGATTGAAGCGGGGCTAAAAATAAAAACTCATCCTGTAGAAAAGATGCATTTAATGGGAACACCTAATGAATTAGAATTTTTCTTAACTCATACTCTAGTAAAATTTGGAGATAAACCATTAGCAATTTGTGCTGATCATTCCGGATTTGATATGAAAGAGTCTATACGTTCAGTTTTAGATAATAATAATATTAATTATATTGATTATGGTACTTTTGTAAATAAAGATTGTGACTATAATGATTATGTTGCTCAAGCTGTAGGCGCTGTACAGAGGGGTGATTGTGATTATATAATTGCATCTTGTAGAACGGGTCAAGGAGTTAACATAGCAGGAAATAAGTTTAAAGGTATTAGAGCTGCTGTAGTGCATGATAATTATACAGCAGAATATGCAGTTAGACATAATTGTGCAAATTTCTTTTCTATACCTTCAAAATATGTTAATAAAGAAAGCTTTAAGCAAATATTTAAAACGTTACAAGCTAATACTTTTGACGGGGGTAGACATATTACTAGAATAACTAAAGCAGAAAATAATGAAAGTGTTCGCTCTTAAAGATATGGTAAATGGTTGGATGGTAGGTGACTTTGATCCAGCAGTATATAAAACTAAAAATTTTGAAGTTGGGTATCATACATACAAAAAAAATGCACCTACACAAAATCACTATCATAAAGATAGTACTGAAATAAATCTTGTAGTAAAAGGTGATGTTGAGATAAATGGTAAAAGATTTACTGATGGAGATATATTTGTTCTAGAACCTTACATGGTATCAGAGTCAAAATTTTTTAAAGATACTGAATTGGTAGTTATAAGAAATAGTTCTAATAGTAAAGACAAATATATTGTAAATGAAAAAAGCAATTAGTATATCAGGGCAGCAACGTTTTGTAAAGGAAGGTCTAAAATCACTACAGACTAATTTAGTAGATTTTGAAAATTATGATGTTTTTATACATACTTGGAAAGATTCTAAAGTTAATGAAAGTGATTTAAATTTATATAATCCCAAAAAAATATTAATTGAGGATCCTATTATCTTTGACGAAGAATGTTCAAAGACTAATACACATAAATCTATGTTCTATAGTATTAGTAAAAGCCTGGATTTATTATTAAATTATTCAAAAAAATACGATGCAGTTATTAGAACAAGATTTGATATATTCTTACAAGATAAATTAGATTTAAATAATTACCCCTTAAACAAGGGTATATATTCTCCAGATGTGTGCTGTAACCCTGCAGTTATTTCAGATTGGTTTAATTTTGGAAGCATTAAAAATATTATACCGTATAGGGATATGTTTTATAATTATGATCTTTTAAAAAGCTTAGGCGTTCATGTACACTCGGGTGAAGAAATTATTACTGCTACATTAAAAATGTTAAAAATTAAAATATTTAAAATAAGAAAAAAATTACTTTTAGTAAGGTCTAGAGAGTTTCAAACATTATCACCAGGCTGGGAGTATGTTGATGTACTATTTCCTAATCATGTAAATGACTTGACTTATTAAAAAGATAATATAAAATTAAGATATGATTATTGATGAAGGTGTATATGACGGTAAATTAATTCATGATAGATTTGCTTATAAATTTTTTCGTAAAAATGTCTCACCAGCAGGAAATATTGTTGCGTTTAGAGCTCCTATGTATGTAAAAGAAGAGTTAATTGATTTGGAAGATACATTGAGTAATGATTTTATTCATAGTCAAGACTCTATCAATTTTTGCTGGGAGATACCTAACTTATGTCCTCTTGGTGCTGTATCATTTCAACGTCTCTTTAATACTGCTATAGCAAATATATTATCAAATATTATTAGTAAGCCTATAATTGTTGATGGTGATGACTTAATGGTTCAAGATGAATTTGTTGGTAATGATAAACAAGTTAGAAGTGAAGGTAAAGTAAGTGTATCAATTACTTACTCTAAAGAAAATATTGCATTAGGTCATACAGGTATTAATGTAGTAGCAGGCGATAAAGCTCCTCCTTTTGCATATTCCTCTAACTTAGATGATAAACAAGTTGAGTTATTTATTAATACTGTTATGGATTATTTTAATTCTGAAGTTTATGATCAGTTTATAGCTACTACTAAAATAGCAGTTTAATGCAAGTTATATATAATGATGTAGCAGAAAATTTTTGCGAGTGGAATTATCTATCTGAGATAGTTAATTTTTTAACTCCGAAGTTAAGTGATGAATATATTTTACACGTAGCTTGTTTTAGTCAAGAGTGCACAAATAATAAAAATATTAAATTTATTGAAGGTAAAAAAAATATAATTATAGGTACTTCAGATGAATATATGGAGGATGTATATCCTGTATACAAAGAAAGAGCACATGCTATCTTTAAACAATATCTTTTACCTCATCAAGAGATCGATAATATATATTCTTTTCCATTAGGGTATAATAAAAAGCATATTTTATCTGAAAATAAATCATTACAAGAAAGATCAGTTAATGCCTTCTTTTCAGGGCATATGTCATCTGCAAATAGATTTAATCATATGCGACCTTTGATTGAAGCTTTTGAAAACGATCGTCCCGATAAACTTGAAATTTTTATTACTAATGGATTCAATTTAGGTTTTGATAGTTTAAAATATTCTCAAAAACTATATAATTCTAAAATAGCTATTTGCCCTCCAGGTAATGTAAGTATTGAGACTTTTAGGTTATATGAAGCTATGAGAAGTGGTTGCGTAGTAGTTTCGCCTACGCTGCCTAAAACTGATATTTATAAAAACGTTAATATAGTTGAAGTTGATGATTGGAATAATAATGCAGCTAAAACAGTTATTGATTTACTTGAAGATGAGAATAAATTAGCTAAAATAAAAGAGGGTATAGATAGAGATTGGAAAGAAATATTTTCACCTGAAGCAGCAGCTAATCGTATACTCAATAAATTAAAATGAACTTCTTTCAACTTCAAAATAAATTATTTTATTCTAAAAAGGATAAAGCTGATGAATTAGATGCTGAATCAGATCAAGCCTTTGTACCTTTTTTATTTAATAGATGGTTATCCTTTTATAATAACGATATGTGTGTCTTTACTAACGAAACGCTTAATAAATTTAGTACTATTTTTGATAATAAGCAAGATACTTATAATTTATATTATCACCTTATTCCTAGATTAAAATGGCAAAAGATATCTTATATAAAGAAGAAGAAAAAAGATAAAGATGAAGAAGAAAATTTAGAAATGATAGCTAAGAATAAAAATATTTCAGTAAGAGAATTAAAACAATATATTTATGAGTAGAGCAATAGTAACAGGTGGAGCAGGATTTATAGGATCTAATTTAGTAGATTCTATTTTACCTTTGTATAAAGAAGTTATAGTTATTGATAATGAATCAAGTGATGCTAATGAACAATTTTATTGGAATGATAAATGTACTAATCATAAGTTAGATATTTGTGACTATGAAAAAATACGACCTATATTTGAAGGTGTTGAAGTTGTTTTTCATTTAGCAGCAGAAGCTAGAATACAACCTACTGTAAAGAATCCAATACTAGCAGCTAAAACTAATGTAGTAGGTACGTGTACAGTTTTACAATGTGCTAGAGAGGCTAATGTAAAGAGAGTTATTTATAGCTCAACATCTTCGGGATATGGCTTAATTAATGAAGCTCCACTTAAAGAAGATATGCCCGATGATTGCTTAAATCCTTATTCAGTTACTAAAGTTGGAGGAGAAAAATTATGTAAAATGTATACTGATTTATTTGGTTTAGAAACTGTTTCATTTAGATATTTTAATGTATACGGAGAAAGACAGCCAATAAAAGGACAATATGCTCCAGTAATTGGAATCTTTATAAGGCAAAGAGACAATGGTGAGTCTATGACTATAGTTGGTGATGGTGAACAAAGAAGAGATTTTACACACGTTAGTGATGTTGTTACCGCAAATGTACTTGCATCTATTATAGAAAATAAAGAGATAGTAGGTAAAGTTTTAAACATTGGAACCGGTACTAATCATAGTATTCTTGAAATAGCAAAACTTATAGGAGATGATTATAAATTTATAGAGCCTAGATTAGGCGAAGCTAAAATAACTTTAGCTGATACTACTAGAGCAAAAAAACTTTTAGGCTGGATTCCTTCAGTTAAATTAGAGGATTGGCTAGAAAAAAATAGTTAAATAATGAAAATAGGAATAGTAGGACACGGGTTCGTTGGTAAGGCTGTAGATTATGGTTTTAGTAATAACGTAAAAAAGATTTTAATTGACCCTAATTATAAAACTAATTGTAAGGATCTTGAATCTTTTGAACCTGATATTGTTTTTGTATGTGCTCCAACGCCAATGGGTAAAGATGGTAGTATAAATGCTTCAATAGTATTAGAATGTTGTAGAGAAATAAGTGAATTTACTAATGCATTAATAGTTCTAAAGTCAACAGTTACCCCAGATATAGTTAAAAAGCTATCTAACTTATACGATAAGTTTGTTTACAATCCAGAATTTTTAACTGAGAAAAATGCTAATGAAGATTTTGTAAATCAATTCATGTTAGTATTGGGAGGTACTACTGAAAGTACACATAATTTATTAAAAGCATATAACGAGCATAGTATATGTAGACCGTGTCCAGTTTTTCATATGACAGCTCATGAAGCTTCATTTGTAAAATATGGAATAAATTGTTTTTTAGCTACTAAAGTTACTTTCTTTAATCAACTATTTGATATAACCAAAGAAAATGATGCTAATTATAATTCAATAATTAGTGCAATTGGTTCAGATCCCCGTATAACTCATTCCCATACTACAGTACCAGGTTTTGATAATAAACGTGGTTATGGTGGAGCATGTTTTCCAAAAGATACTGCAGCGTTTGAAGCCTTTGCAAAAACATTTTCTCTGCTTTCTAATACTATTTCTATTAATAATAGCTATAGAAAAAACTATAAATTAGATAAAAGAGAAAAAGAGCAAAGCGTTAAATTTGAACGTTAAGATTGATAAAGTTAATATAGTTAGTAAATAGCTATATGGCAATGGCAAGTATCGATAATTTAGCTCCGACTAAAAGTCTTATAGATTTAACTAACAAAGATAAAGGAGACTTTGGCTTAGAGGAATATGATTTAACTTTTCTTTTTGACGATATTCTTTTGATAGAATATGTGGATTTAGCAGAGGATGGAAATACTGGAGATGCTATAGAAAGAAATGGTATTTTAATTCCAACGAATACTCTTACCAGAGCATGGAGAAAAGGTAAAGTTATATTATCTGGACCTGACACTAAGTATGTAAAGGAAGGAGATATTGTACTCTTTCCTAATAATATGGGAGTTACTATTTCGGGAGTAACTATTCCTGATAAAGGTAATGTAGATAAAGGAGTTTTTCTGAACGAAGAAAGAATGTTCGGTATATGTAAGAAAAAAAATGTTAATACAAAAAGCAGCTCTTGATAACATTCTTCTTGATAATGTTTGTGAACTTAGATTTCCTCGTAGAATAATTAAGCCTGGGCTTTCATCTACGAGAAGAATGCTTTGTACTAAATCTCTTTCTTTACTTAATTCTGTTAATGGTAGAATTTCATTAAATTATTTTCCCCCTAAAGGAGCTCCTAGACCAAATCTAGTTACCGATAATCTAACCGTTGCATGGGATATATTAATGCAAGATTATAGAAATATAAATATGAACCAATGCGACTTAATTCAACAAATTCCTGCAAATGATGATTTTTGGGTTTATTTTAATGAAAATATATACCCTATGTCAGCAGGTCAAAAATTTAATTTTATGAATTCATGAATAATAGTTTAGAACAAGTAACTGATTTTTTGAAACCATATCTTTTACAAGATATAGTAATTAAAACTGATAAGAAAATATTAAAAAGAGGTAAACTTAGAATTTTTCAAATTAAGCAATATTATATAAATCTTACTTTAGAATATAACGGTACTAATAAAACTTATGAAATACCTTATCCATATAGAACTTATAGAGATAAAGAGAAAGCCGTTTTAAACTATCAACTTAGTTCATTCATTCCGAATAGACAAATTAATAGAGTTAAATTTTTAGATAGTTCTTCTAAATCTAAGATATATGACAATCTAGTATACGTATTGACTTCTATGTAAGTTATTATATAATAAGGTGTGATAGGTGGGTTGTTAAAGAGTTTTCCGGATAGTTATACTCCTAACCCGGCTCAAGTTAAATTACTTAAAAATATCGATCAAGCTTTTACTGATGGTTATAAAGTAGTAGTTTGTAATGCGCCTACTGGCTCTGGTAAATCATTTATATCAAAAACTATTGGTAATGTATCTAAGCAACCTACTAAAGAGTTTAGAGAGTTAGTTACTAACTATCTTGCATATAGAAGAACGCATGGTGGTAGTTATTCTTATGAAGAAGAATGTAACGAAGAACCTGCTTTTGGTTGTACAGCTTTAACTATAACTAAAGCATTACAAGATCAGTATAAAGAGCTATTTGATGATGTACAGGTATTAAAAGGTAAATCTAATTATGCTTGTGAGGTTGATGATCGATTTACTGTAGAGCTAGCGCCCTGTTTACATTTACCTAAGATTAAAGAAGAATGTTGGTCTAAAAATACTTGCCCTTATTATGAGCAGCGTAATAAAGCACTAACTTCAACTTTTAGTACTTTAAATTATAATATGTTTTTCTCTTTACCTGATCATTTAAAAAAGAGACAATTTTTAATTTGCGATGAAGCTGCTGAATTAGAGGATCAATTAGTAAAAGAATTTTCATGCTATATTAATTTTGAAACGTTAACTAAACTTGAAATAAAAGTTAAGCCATTTTATTCAAGAAATAGTTTACAAGTAGTAAAATGGATTAATGATTTAATATTAGATCTAAATGATAGGGTTGAAGAACTAAAAGAAATTACTAATACTACTAATAAAGTAAATAAAAAATTTATTATTGAATCTAAAAAGAATTTAATCTTTTTAAGAAACTTACATTCTAAATTATCTCTTATAATTGATACTTGGAATGATAGTGAATACTTATATGAAGCTGATAAAAAAGGCATAACGTTTATGCCTCTTAAAGTAGATAAATTATCTAATCATTTATTTAAACATGCTGATAAAATAATTTTGATGTCAGCTACTATTATTGATCCTAAAAATTTTTGCAAGAGTTTAGGTATTGAAAAATTTAAATATGTAGAAGCTGAGTCTTCTTTTGATGCTAAAAATGCCCCTATATATTGTAATACTAAATTAAAATTAAATTTTCATAATTTAAAGCGTAGTTTACCTAAAGTTGTAAATCAAATAAAAGAGATATGTGAGTTTCATAAAAACGATAAAGGTATAATACATACTCATAATAATACTATAACGTCATTTTTATCTCAACGTTTAACGAATAGTAGATATCTAATTCGTGAACCTGGAATACGTAATGAATCTATTTTAGAGCAGCATTATCTTAACGATAGTCCTACTGTATTAGTGTCGCCTTCTATGAGTCATGGAGTAGACTTAAGAGATAATTTAGCTAGATTTCAAATAATTGTAAAAGCTCCGTATTTACCTACTAAAGATAAACGTATTGAGAAATTAATGAAAGCAGATTTTCATTGGTATTCAAATAAAATGCTATGCTCTCTTATACAATCTTGTGGTAGAGGAGTAAGATCTCATAAAGATCATTGTATTACTTACATTTTAGATGGTGCTATAGTAGAAAGTATAGTAAATAATAAGCATAAACTACCGAAATATTTCATCGACAGGTTTTTGTAATAAATATATAAGTACGAATGAAGAATAGAGCATTTCATTTTGAGATTAAAGACCTACTAACTCAGTTTGTAGCTGCATTTGATGATGTAGTTATAAGTCGATATAATAAAAATAGAGAAGCTCGACAGAATATTGAAGTAAGATATGTGTTTGCTCCTAAGCAACGGGTAATGTATGACATTATTAATAAGGCACAAAATCTTACTTTACCTGTAGTAGCAGTAAATTTAAATAGTATAACTAGAGATAACTCTAGAGTCTTTAACAAACTAGAGCCATCACTTTTACCAGCTCAAGAAAATGAATCTTCGAGGATATCTTCTAAGTTTTTAATGCCTGTTCCTATTAATCTTGAAGTTAGTATGTCTATCTTAGCTAGATATATGCAAGATGTTGATCAAATAATTTCGAACTTCGCTCCTTATAATAATCCTTATATTATTTTATCTTGGAAAGTTCCTGAAGAATTTGGAACTGAATACGAACAAGAAATACGTAGTGAAGTTTTGTGGAGTGGTAATTTAGATTACAATACTCCTACTGATACTACATATAATGATATGTTTAGAGTTACAGTAGATACTTCGTTTACTATAAAAGGATGGCTATTTCCAGAAAAAAAAGCTACGTCAGGAAATATCTTCAAAATAGATAGTAATTTTATTCCAGTAGATTTAGAAAATAGAATATTTTCACCTTTAGATTCTTCTGAAGTTACTGAAAATCTTTCATATCAACAAAGAGGATATCCTGGTCTTTCAAGTTTTAGTACTACTGCTTCACTTTGTTCTGAAACTGTTACTGTATCGGGCTTACCAGATATAACCAATTTATATTACTCATCAACTGGAACTCTAGTTCCTATTGACGGAAAGTGGTCAGGTTCTTTAACTAAAATAGTATCAGGAATATCTAATACATTTATTTTTTACGGTAAGCAATTTGATACAAATTTAAATTTTTACCTTAGCTCTACTACTATGGGAGAAGCTGCTAATGGTGATAATTGGTTTTCAAATTATCAAAAAATAACTTCTGCTAAAATGGAAACTATAAGTGGGTTTAAACTTTCAGATGTTTTTTATGAAGTTTCAAATGACAATATAGCAAGTGTAACTTTTCCAGCTTCTACTCTAAGTGCCTCACCGGGTAGATTTAACTTTGTAGTAGCTAATGAAGCAGGTTGGTCTTCTTCTTTCATAGCCACTAGCTCTATCCTTAATTCAACATAAATATATATAAGATGCCTGGATCCGGATCATCAACTAGTTCAAATCAAAATCCTTCATATGTTACAAATGATGGACGTGCTTCTACTTTTGGAAGAAATTTAATACAATACATTCAAAATAGATTACCTTATTCTTCTACAGGAGAGCCAGAAGGTGATGCTTTAAATCCTAAGTATAAATTTTTCCAGAAAACGGGATTAAAAAGAGCTGAAGCTTTAGCTAAATCTTCAGTCTCATCCTCTAATCCATACAATAATATACCTATTGGTGACTTTGCAAAAGATTCATCGTTTGGTGATGTTATGTATGCTAATATACAAGATGATAAAGGAGGGCGACTCAGAGATTATCGTATAATGGCTGCTTATTCAGAGGTAGCAGATGCTTTAGATGAAATATGTGATGAAACTATAAATCCTGATGAAAGTGGTTGGATAACCAAATTACATTTAAAAGACATTGATTTAACTATAGATGAAAAAGCAGAACTTGAAAAACAATTTCATCGCTATACAGAATATTTTGATCTTAAAAATAGAGGTTGGCAATATTTTAGACAACTATTAGTGGAAGGTGAATTATTTTTTGAGTTAATTATTCATGAAGGATATTTAAAGGATGGTACTCTAGGGGTTATTAATTTACCTGCTGAAATTATTGATCCAGTTTACAATAATATTCAAAATATGCTTGTAAAAGGATTTATATATAGAAAGCCTATTTACAGCAGAGATAACCCTCAAAAAATTGAAAAGGTTGAATTTATACCTATGGATGAAAATCAAATAGTGTATATAAATTCTGGTGTATATAATGAAACTAAAAATTTCGTAATTCCATTTTTAGAGAATGGTAGAAGACCATATAGGCAACTTTCATTAATTGAAGATGCTATAGTAATTTATAGATTAGTAAGAGCTCCTGAAAGGTTAGTCTTTAATGTAGATGTAGGTAATATGGCGCCTCCTAAAGCTGAAGCTTATTTAAGAAAGCTCATTCAAAATTATTGGTCACGTAAAACTTTTGATATAGATCAAAATGACGTAGTTAAAAAATTTAACCCTCAGTCAATGCTTGATGCTTTTTGGTTTGCTAAAAGACAGGGTTCAGAAGGTACATCAGTTAGTCAGTTAGCAGGTGGTGCTAATTTAGGTGAACTTTCGGATCTTATGTATTTTATTAAAAAGCTTTATAGAGCTTTAAAAGTACCTTCTATGAGACTAGATCCTGCAGATCAAGCTTCTGCAGATGGTTCAACTATTTTAAGAGAAGAATTAAAGTTTGCTAGATTTATTATGAGACAGCAGCAACGTTTTGCTGCAGGTATAAAGAAGGGATTTATAACTCATTTAAAATTCATGAACTTGTTCAAAAAATTTGAATTAAATGAGCAAAATATTGAAATTGAATTTAATCCACCTACTAACTTTTACGAATTAAGAGAAAATCAAAGATTAGAATTAAAATCAGGAAACTATAATAATTTGGCAGGTAATGAATTTGTCTCTGCTACATATGCTCAGAAAAAATATCTTGGATGGAAAGATAGAGATATATTAGCTAATAGAGAGTTCTTAAGAAAAGATGCTGAATTACAATGGGAATTATCTCAAATTCAAGCAGCAGGACCTGGTTGGAAAGAACAAGCTATTGCAGGAGATATTGAAGGAGCAACTGAACCTATAGGTGGCGAAGGTGGTGGAGTAAGCGGCGGTGCTAATGAAATCCCTGAATTTGGAGGTACACCAGCTGATGTAGATGCTCCAGATGAGGGTGGCGATGCTACTGAACCAGCTGAGCCGGCTGAAGAACCTGAAGTTTAATTAACTTGTAGAAACGTTTGAACTAAAGAATTGAGTTCTGTAATTAATAACTACGTTTCCGGATGATACTTTAGCCGAAACTTGATCTACATTAGTCAAGCCTCTAAAAGTAAATGTTTCTCCTGCTGAAAGTGCAAATCTATATTCATCTTCAGGTATACCTGATGTATGTAAATCAGCTCTATCATATATAAACACAACACCAGCTCCGTGATTTGGTTTAATAAATACTTCCGAGCATGGAAAACCTCCGCCGGCGCCTCCTGATAATTTAGTTAAAGCTGTTCCAATTCTTTGTTCAAAGCTTCGACATTGATTTCTGTTAAAATAAGCTGTTCCTGCATTTGATGTTGGTGGTAATGCCATATATTTATTTATGCCTGAATAAATATTTTTATGGCACTTGCATGCACTATTAAGCCACTTTCCGCATTTTTATCTACTAATTTAAATAATAAAATTAAAACATATGATAATTTAGGAGATAGAATTAAGAGATCTTTAGGTTTTCCTTTAGTTAGTTTAGAAATACATACTGATCAATTAAGAGAAAATATTCAAATTGCTGTAGAATATTTTACTAAGTACGCGGGCTATACAAGAGAGTTTCTCATATTTGACTCTGATATGTATGAATCCAGAAAGGGTATAAGATTAGATTTATTATATACTGTAGCTAATATGAATTTGAACGATGTAGCAGTTCAAGGTGGTATAAATCCTTTAGGCCCTGGTCCTGAGTCTCTTAGATCATATTCACCTATGAGAAATAATCAAGAATCAGTTTATGTGGCTACTTCAACTTTAAGTGCATCATTTTTTACTGGTCAGTCAGCATTATCAACTACATTTGCATACCAGCAAAGTGGATTAAATCCCGGCCTTCATAGATTTCAGGTAGTAAACCAAACTACATTTGCTATAATTACTGGACATAATGCTAATTTAAGTGCAGGTAATTTTGGTACCTTTAAACGTAATACACCTACAACTATTAATTTTGAAGGATCTACTGTAGATGCTGATTTTTATCAAAATGTTTTTGATTATGATGTAATGGATTATAGAAAAGTAGTTGATGTTACTGAATTTGAAGAAGGCTCAAATACAGGAATTAATACATTATTTACTTTAGAACAAACATTAGCTCAACAAACTTACTTTAGTTATGCTATGGGTAATTATGGGTTTGATTTAGTTTCATGGTATACTTTGAAAGAATTTCTTGATATGAGAGAAAAAATGCTAAGTATACGAAGAGACGTAAAATTTGATCCTAGGTCTCAGTATATGCAAATGTATCCTGAGCCCGGGAGTGATAGATTTTATGGTGTTATTTCATGTTATTTAGAAAAACCAATAAGAGATGTTATAATGGAACAATGGGTATATGAATACGCTCAAGCTTTAACTATGATTACTATAGGAAGAGTTAGAGGTAAATTTGGTAGTGTATCTTTACTAGGAGGTGGAGCATTGAATTATGATATTCTATCAGAAGGTATGGAGAAAAAGAAAGAATTAGAAAGTAAATTATTAGAAGGAGCATCTCCTGGATTGGGTGATGCAGACCCAACAATATTTTGTATAGGATGAGAAAAAAATGGCGACAAGGTATATTTACTCCTAAAAATCAAGAAAAATTTATAGGTAGTAGAGCTACTTATCGCTCAGGGTTGGAGTTAAAATTTTTTAGATTTTGTGATAGTAACCCTAATGTAGTAAAATGGGGTAGTGAAAATATTATAGTACCGTATAAAAGTCCTCTAGATCAGAGAGTACATAGATATTATGTTGATAATTATATTGCAATAAAAGAAGGAAATAAAATTAACAAATATTTAGTAGAAATAAAGCCATCTAAACAAACTAAACCACCTCAGACAAAATATAGAAAAAAACAACACCTTATATATGAGCAAAAACAATATGTAACTAACCAAGCTAAATGGAAAGCAGCAAAAGAATATTGTAAAAAAAGAGGTTATACTTTTATTATTTTGACAGAAAAAGAGCTTATTTTAAAAAAATGATTAAATAATTGTATGTCGTTAAAACTTAATTTAGTTGTAGAAAAACCTGACATTAGTGATGAGTTTGAATACATTGAGGAGGAAGTAGATAGAAACTCCCCTTCAAATTTATACATTAAAGGTCCATATATGATGGCTGAAGGAGTTAATAGAAATAATCGTTTATATCCACTCGAAGAATTAGAAAGAGAAACACAACGGTATATAGAAGAAATGGTAAAGCCAGGACGCGCCATGGGTGAATTAAACCACCCAACTACAGCTGATGTAGATCTTGAAAGAGCATGTCATATGGTTACTGAATTAACTCAAGACGGTAATGTTTTTTATGGTAAATCTAAAGTGTTATCAACTCCATGTGGGCAAGTAGTTAGATCGCTTATTAACGACGGAGTAAAAGTAGGTATGTCATCGAGAGCTTTAGGTACATTAGAGGAAGGAAGTGAACATAGTACTGTTAAAAATATGAAATTAGTAGCTATAGACTGTGTAGCTGACCCTTCCTACCCAAGTGCTTTTGTAGATGGTATATTAGAATCTAAGCAATGGGTTGTTACAGATGATAATAGATACCAAGAAGTTTATGAGAATTTCGAAAAATCTTTGCAGAGATTACCTAAAAAAGACATAGATTCATTTTTACGTGAAAGAATTCTTAGCTTTATTAAATCAATTTAATAAATAATATTATGGCTAAACAAAAAACCAAGATAATTAAATTTATAGAAGAAATTTCTAGTAAAAATTATGCTAGGGCACATAAATATTTAAAGAGCGTTATCGAAGATAAAATTACCAAAAAAATCGATACTGCGACAGAAAAACCACTCTTTTAAACATGAAGAAATCAGAAGCATTACCAGAACAAGCAGCAGAAGTTTTAACAGAAGATTCTGTTAAAGAAATAGAAACTGCTCTAGAGGAAAAAATTAATCTATCAGTAGAAGCCGCGTTAACGCATCAAGATGAGCTATATGCAGAAAAACTTGAAGAGTTAGTTTCTGCTATTGATAAAGATCATACTAGTAAGTTAAACAGAGTGGTTGAAGCCGTTGACGTTAATAATGCTAATAAACTTATTAAAGTAGTAAAAAGATATGAAAAAGAACTTGGCTCTTCTGCAAACAGCTTTAAAAATACTTTAGTAGAAAGTATTTCTGATTATTTAGATGAATACTTAGAAGAGTCTGTACCAACAGAAGCTATCGAAGAAGCTACTAAAAATAGAACAGCAACTGAAGTTTTAAGTAATCTTAGAAAAGTTCTTGCTGTAGATTCTACTTTAATGAGTGAATCTGTTAAAGAAGCTGTTTTGGATGGAAAGACTCAAATCGATCAATTAGCTTCTAAAGTTAATGAGCTAGAAAAAGAAAATAGTCTTCTTAAAGAAGCTTATACTAAGCAAAAAGCTAATTTGCTTTTAGAAACCAAAACAGCTAATATTTCCGGTAGGAAGAAAGAGTATCTCTTTAAGATTTTACAAGATAAATCACCTGCCTTTATTGAAGAGAATTTTGATTACACCGTTAAGCTTTTTGATAAGAAAGAAAAAGAAAGACTTTCAGTTATTAAGGAAGAAGCATTTAGTAAGCGCAAGGTTAAAGCAGATGCTCCAGTAGAAAAGATTTCAGAAAAGAAAGAAAGTGAATCTTATAATCCATACTTAGCAGAGCTTAAAAGATCACACAAATAATTTCACCCCTGAACTATGAGGTGCTAGTCACCTGAGTAACTTGGGACTTGATCCCATGAGGTAAAATGAAAGGAAACGTCTAATGAATAAACCACAATCATTTATCGATAGAGATAGAGCAGATTCACTTCTTGAGAAGTGGAAGCCTGTTCTTGAGTACTCTTCTGATAGCGTTAAGCCGATCGAAGACGACCACACACGTCTTAATACTGCCATTCTTCTTGAGAACCAAGAGAAGTGGTGTATTGAGGAAGCCAATACTGCTGGTAATGCCGGCGCTTTTGGTGGTGGTGCATCTAATGCAAATGTATACCAGCCAAGCCAACAGGGTACTCCTAATGGATCTGGTGACAACTATGCAACAGGTGATGCTCGTCTTCCTAAGGTCTTGATTCCGATGATTCGTCGTACGTTCCCTGAGCTTATCACCAATGAAATCGTTGGTGTTCAGCCAATGTCCGGTCCTGTTGGATTGGCATTTGCACTTCGCTACGCATACCAAAGCAGCCTGTTAGGGTCTGGTACTGATGGTACTAACACCCTGTCTGGTGGAGGATTTTTCTCCCCAACCGGTGCCGCTACTACTGGTCCTGGAGATCCTGAGGGAGCTTCTGGAAACGTAGGACCATATGCTGGTACAGTTGCTAACGCTGAGCTTGGTTATCAGTTGCTTGATACCCGTTTCACTGGTTCTTCGTCTAGCCACCTTTCTGGTGGTTCTGGTGGAGTTGCTGGTGACTGGAATTTCGCAGCACAAGATCAAGGTGTAGCTCAGATTCTTTCCGCTTTCGAGATTACTGGTAACATTCCTCAGGTCGAGGTTAAGTTTGAGAAGACCGCTGTTGAGGCAGGTACACGCCGCCTTGGTGCACGTTGGTCCGTCGAGCTTGAGCAAGACCTTAAGAACATGAACGGTATTGATATCGATGCTGAGATCACAAACGCTATGTCGTATGAGATTCAGGCAGAGATTGACCGTGAGATGCTCATGAGAATGATCCAGTCCGCTCTTAATGCTGGATTGAACGCTGGATACTCCATCTGGTCACCTGCTTCTGCAGATGGTCGTTGGATGGTTGAGCGTAATAGGGACTTCTATCAGCGTCTTATCATCGAAGCCAATCGTATCGCCGTACGTAACAGACGTGGAGCTGCTAACTTTGTTGTAGCTACTCCTCGTGTTTGCGCCATCCTCGAGATGCTCCCTGAATTCCAGTGGGTACCTGTACAGGGTGACGTCAACACACAGCCTGTTGGTATTGCTAAGGTTGGTTCGCTTGGTGGAAGATTCAACGTTTACCGTGATACCAGAACAGAAGTTCAAGGGAATCCAGCTTACACTAACGAAGCTAGTGCTAATCAGTACAGCACCGGTAGTGGTGGAGCACTTACTAGCACAGGTATTGAGTACGCTCTGCTTGGCTATAAGGGACCTGAGTTCTACGATACTGGTATCATTTATTGCCCTTACATTCCTGTCATGGTTCAGAGAACTATTGGTCCTAACGACTTCGCACCACGTGTTGGTCTGCTTACTCGTTATGGTGTTGTTGACAACATCTTCGGAGCAAATCTCTACTACCATGTCATTCTTGTTCAGGGACTTGGTACTGCGTTTACGCCAGCTTCACAGTCGGTGTACTTCTAATATTACATCGCTGATAAAGCAGCAGTCGAAAGACACAACTTATAAAAACGGTGGGACGACGGTCCTGCCGTTTTTTTTGTTTTAGTTTATAAAAATAGTACCGTTTTTGCATAAATATTTGTATGGCTAATTATCAGTTTTCTTTTGATACAGGATTATACGACATTGCTAACGAATCAGATGACGGTTTTCCTTTTAATTCAGGACCAACCCCAATTAAAAATACTACAGGATTTACACATAACCGAACAGGTTCGTATTATGCTGAAGCTGGTGGGTTAGATTTTACTTCTGCGTTACTTTCACCACTTAGTGATGGTAATGCTGGAATGGAATTTTTAACAGGTGGTAGGCTTAAAAATGGTGCTGCTATTATAGGAGCTATATACAATTATATTCCATCTGCATCAGCTGCTAATCACGCTTATTATCATGTTTTTAAATTACCCGAGCCATTAGATGCAACTGGTCATTTTCCAATAATGAGAATATCAGCCAAATATAATGGTAAACAACTATTTTTAGTCGCTGAAGACGGTCAAACTATTGGATATACTATAGCACACAAAGGAAGAGCTAATGCAGATATTATGGCTCCTACTGCAGGTCTTTCTGGTTTCAATATGGCAGTTGGTCCAGAACTAAGACGTAAAGCTGCATTAGGGTATCTATAATAATTTAGACTTTAACAAGCATCTCCTACAATCTCCTAAGAGCATTCAAGGGCCTTTAGATAGCCTCTGAATGCTCTTTTTATGCCAAGTAATGCTTTTAAATCACAAGGAAAGTGTCTAACATATGGATTATGTTTAGTTACTTTTTGATAATTTTGAATTATATTATAAGGAACTATACAACTTATATCTCTTATATTATAAGTATTTAGCTCATACATTTTTTGACATACTCCTTGCTCCCA